ACCAACATCAAGCGACCCTTCTTGCTCTTCTTTGCAGATGATGTAATTGGATCCTTAAACACATCAATCCACTTGCCGTCGACCATAATTGCCGAGCACTTCATGGCAAACTCAAGTGTATCTCTGTTAACACCTTGTAACAATGCACCACCTTGCCCGAAAGCAACGTTATCTGCACTGTACCCAGCAAGTTGCAAGCAGAACAGGATAGACCTAATACTGGTGTGATCAATACCATCACCTTGAATAACTCTTACATTATTCAGCACCTTGTAACCCTTGCTGTTTACAACAGATCCGAAATACTTGTCAAGGATTCGAACACAATTGACAACAACTTCGCTTGGATTACCGCTATCTGGACGAATAACAACCACTGCCTTGCTATCAATAACTTCCTGCCTGAGCTCGGTTCCCCACTTCTTGCAAGCAGCATAGATATCATAGCTGTCACTTACACATGCAAGGATCTTTCCTTCCTTTGCATAATGTTTAAGCATGTTTCGGAAGGAATCTACTTCACCTTCACGACCCCAGCTAGTAACAGTGCTATGTTCCATTGCAGGAATACTGAATCCGCATACTTCTGCATCGTAAAACTCCATTGCACCTAAGATGCCCGAAACAGTATCGGTACCCATGAAGTTAATTAGGTGTGCCATGCCGCCTAAAGTAGCGCTCTCCAAACTCGAAACGCCGCGAGCACCGAAATCATGCAACTTGAAGTCAATTAACGATGGGTCACCTGTCTTCTCAAGGAAATCAAGAATAATTTCCTTACTGCAATAACTGTTGCTTGCAACTGTGGTAGGATACCAAATTGCACGAAGCAATGCAGTTTCTAAGAAACTAGTTAACCAGAAACACTTAGGATCGGTGTTAACAATCGAAACTAAGACGTTCTTAAGGTACATTACGCTACCCTCATCAACCGACTTAATTTCAACAGGGAGAATACCACCGTGCATATCAAGGATGTATTCCCATCCTTCACGGTTAAATGGCTCACCGTGCAGCTTCATTACTTCTTCTGCCTGATTAATCATCTTTCGTGTGATAGGCTTAGACATAAAGTCTCTAAGGAAGGCTTGCAATCCAAAGAATACCAGTCTATCGTACTTCCCACCACGTGACTCGATGTAGGAATATACGTATTGTGTGCCAGGTGGATACTGAACCCACTGACTGTACTTATAGCTATCGCTATTCAGAATAATGTTGTCTCTATACTTCATAATAAATCTCCTTTATTAACAATTTGCCTAGCTCACTGCCAGAACTTTTCTATCACACTCACTGCCTTCAGTTTGAGGATTATTATATCCTCGTCTGAAATAAATGTCATCGGTTTGCCCCATCTATTCTTAATATATACAATATCATTACCATTTATGTGATAGGCTGAATTTGCAAGATCCAGCCTCGGGTCCCGTCCTTTATAACCAGAAATCATACCAATTTCTGGTAAAGAAAAAAGATTTCTAATGGGCTCACTAAACTCTAAATAGACAGTCTTATTCTCTAATGTCAAACGGTACCTCTTTTGATAATTTTCCACCTGTTGCCAGAGCAAATGCTAGTGCATCCTCTTCTATTTCAAACTTAAAATGTGGAAGCATATTACGCATATCAGAATCAACCCACCCACCAGGTGTATATTGTACGTTTTCAATCCCTCGTTCTGATATGAATATGTAATGTTCCATAAGGGAATTTCTGCCATTTATCTTACCCTTAAGAGTAACATAAAAGCTCATCTACGTGCCCTTGCAACCAAAGTTTCAATAATGTGCAGATGATCACCGTACATAATTTCACCCATCTCGAGGACTTCGGAAATCTTAAACCAACGTGCTTTCTTAGCATCATCGGATCCCTTAACTCTCGGTAATTCACCATTTCCACCATTCAAATCAAGAAGATATGCATGGGTAATAGTTCTTCCACGTAAATCCCTGTCCGGATGATCAAAAACCTTGCTATATGTAATGGCTTTTCTAAGAATAATCTCGGGAACCTTAATCTTCGTTTCCTCAGCCAATTCTCTAATAACACAATCTTCAAGGGATTCCTTGGGATTAATAAATCCACCTGGCAATGCCCAAAGACCCTTACCCGGAGAGAATCCACGTTGAATAAGAAGGATATGTCCACCTTGGATAACAACGGCATCGGTTGTTACGAAGATTGGAACAAACGGTGCAGAAGCCCAAGACTTATGGTATGACTTGTAGAAGAGATATTCTTCTACCATATCTTTATAGCTTTGTGTTTGCGCCCAATCCTTAAGATAGGAAAATACAGACTTAGGAACAGCGCCTTGAATGTAATCCAAATGTCCTTCAAAGTAGAGTTCTCTTACCTTTGTTGCATCAATTGGGGCGGAGCCGTGTTCGACAAATCCGTTTAATGGGACAAAATCCCATTCCGGAAATGCATGGTTGTACCAACTCGAATCATCCTTATCAAATCCAAGAATTGCAATGTCCTTATCGTCAATAAGAGGACTATCTTTCTTAACAATAGATTGAACTGAACTAATCCAGTTACTATTGCTGTATTTGTAATCTCTAAGAGGATATACAGATGGTGCAATGCGGTAAGATGTAAGAAATGCGTCAAGAATCATTTTTTCACGATCTTTGAATGTGAATGGATTCTTAGGTGTCTGCGGTTGGAAAGAACTGCCGACCAAAATAATTACTTTGTCAGCAATATTCGATGCTTGTATGAAGTTTGCATAATGTCCGTTATGCATCGGTTCAAATCTGCCAATAAGGATGGCTACCTTGTATCTCTTTGTCATATTTGGCTCCCAAATAAGTTAATGTGCAGAAGTCTGTCTCTACGTTTTATTTAGCCTTTACTATAGCTGGCCTTGCTAATACTGGTCAAACAATGGGTGTATTTTGTTTAAATTCTTTTATTAATGTTCTATAGGCTTGCTTTCTTTTTTCTATTTCATTATAATATTGTGGCTCGCATGGCTTGCCGGAAAGCTTGCGCATGATTTCAGTGGCTTCTCTATCCTGAATTTCGTTATATTTTTTCCATTCATTATTAAAATAATGATATATTTGATGAAAAATATACATTAGAAAAACAATTACAGATGAACCGACCAATAAGAATACTACGGTGCCTATTGAAATAACACCAAAAACTAAAAGTGCGGTACTTACTATAGTGGACAGGAATAAGGGGACAATTACCTTAGTGCTTGTCGGTATTGTCCCCCACCACCATTTAAGGAACCTAAAGAAAATCATTCGAACACCGGGCCGTCATTGTATAGCCTGAAAAACTCTTCCTCTTCAGCGTTAGTCCACTCGATATCATCAAAGTAGGCATCATCTTCGTCGAGGATCGGCGTAACCGGTGGGGTCGTGGATTTTTCTTTAGGGGTATTCATGGTTTATTAAACCTTCACTGCCTCAAAATGAGGGACAATCTTTGTAGAGTAGAAATTACCCTTAGACGTTGCCTTAATGAAACCATTAAGTGTGCTGGCGTCAACACCCTTATACATATAGGTATTACCGGAGTTCAGCTTAACTGTTAAATTAACAGTACCACCCTTTGCATCTTCAGCAAGATACGAATCAATTGCTGTGCTATCAACCTTTGTAAAATTTTTCATGTTTTTCCTTTGTAGTAATTATTGCAAACATTTTTTGCTCTAACAACGGTATGTTATTACTAATTTAGACCTATGTCAACTTATTCGCAAAACTTACCATTGTAGAAACTGCGTACCGCCCTTTTCTATCTTGTTCTAACAAAACACCAGACAGAAATCCTCCTTTGCCACATCCGGTATCGGCAAATATAGCGGTACCACCTTGCTTGCCCTTAACAACAAGTGGTTCGGTTATAGGTATATTCCATATGGGTTGCTTATCATGACCCACAATAACAGTCTTACTTATAGGTATTTCTTCAAGCCAATTATACAGGCGAACAGGATAACCATCCTCATACCTAGTACCGTCAACTTCGCCGACCAAAAACCTAGATCTTGCAGACTTTCCAGGATTTCCTTCCCACAATGTGGAATGAGGAGCGGCATGCATTAAGTATATGTCATCAAATTTATGTACAAGTGAGGATAGCTCATTTTCTATTAACGAAACATATAATTTAAGAAATCGTTCCATTCTTTCTTCAGTAACATCTTCTATAGTCTGTTTCGAATCGCGTGAAAAGTTTACTTTCGACCCTTTGGCGTACCTGTAAAATTTATCGTCATGATTACCGACCGTAAATGCGGCTCTTTGAGCATTGACAAGGATATCCATTGTATCTACAACCTCGAATGGATTACTTCCACGGTCGACTAAATCGCCTAATGATACAAGAAACAGATTATTGCTTTTACAATATGTCACAGCATTAGAAAAGGACTCGAAATCGCCGTGAACATCCCCGATAACCAATACACCGTTGAAATTCTTAGCAGCAACTGAATATGCTTTACTCATGCCCATAAATTATCTCGTACTTCCACTAAGCGTATAAACATTTCTGTATCTTCTTTGTCCCAATCAGCCTTTTGTGCCTCTATTTCCTTCATCCTCTTGACATATTCTTCGGGTAAATCATTTTCCGAGAAAAGATCGTCGTTGTCATCATCATTGGAGATCCTAGTTGAGGGATATTTTAATTCAACTCTAGTCGGTCTTTCGGTTACCCACCAATTATATAAAAATAAAATTTCCCTTGCAACTACAGCCTGCTGGGTGGGCCCACTGTAATTCGGAGAGGCAGGATCGTCGAGTGAAGATTGCCAATTAAGATTTTCAACACCTAGCGCGGGGCTCCTAAATTTAACAATCTCATTATAAAAAGGGATATACTTTTCGGCCCAATTATAATCTTTTTTCAGCCTATAGGCTAATTCAATTTCAACGTAGTCTTTCAGCAAAGAAAATGCAGAATGAAACATTAAGTTGCCAGCATTATAATATCCGGGTGGTAACCCGGAGTCCACAATGTTGTATCTACTAATTGTCCTGTATCTCACCCAATCTATAACTTTTTCAATTTTCCATCTTATGGGAAGTGTAACCTTTCTACGTAGTGTATGCGTAAGGTAATATCTAACAGGTGCAACCTTCTTGAATTCTCTGTTGAAATAGTTCCACCCGGGCCCTGATAGGGCGCCGGGTGGATTATAATGCATCCATCTGCTAAATTTCTTAAATATTTTTGCCATAACATATATTAACGGCAAAAATACCAAAAGTCAATCACCGTGGTGCCGGCGGCCTCGAAACAAAGCCATTAAATTTTTCAGCCTCATCCATAATTTCCTGAGAAGTTGGTGCAGATTTTGCTAATTTAGCCGAAGGGTCGTCATAAACGGCTTTTGCTAAATGTTGATCAGACAATACTTTTTGTGCCAGTTGTAACAATTCAAGTCTAATCTCATACGGGGTCCTGCTTGCTTTTATTTGTGTTTGTGTCATGTTATAATTTTTCCTTTCGGTGCTGACGGTAATGCTATTCCTGAAATAGCAGATTCATAGGTTGATAAAAATGTGGGATGCGGTTCCGAACACATAACCGGCTTAGGCATGAATATATCCGCCTTAGGATCGGCAAACATCATAAGTGGTGCAAATTGCAATCCACCCTGTGTCGGGACAAGGCATAATGGCTTATGCAATGTATACCCAACAGGTGTTTCGTCAGTAACCTTGGCAAAGAATTCTTCACCACTGGCAAGTTTAAATACTGCTATGTATGGTATCTTCTGTGTCTGTTTTAACATATTTTCCTTTTAAAAATCGTCCCAACCTTCTACAGCCTCTGAACGGCTATATTCAGTTACCTTAGTTTCAAAGAAATTCTCTCTCTTCTCTGAATTTAAGTATTCATATGGATTCTTGCTGAACCCTTTGTATATAATTCCGAGCCCTAATAGCTTTGCACGTTGATTTGTTAGGTATCTAACATAGGATTCTGTGCTTTGAGTAGAAATACCTAGAATTCTATCTCCATAAATCTCAGTGCCCCATGCAATTTCCTGTTCGGCTGCTTCCGTGATGTTATCAATGAGTATCTTCCTATCATCTTCGGAATTTAGGTCAAATACTTCTCTAATAATATTTGAAAACATGTTAACGTGAGTTACTTCGTCGTTTTCGATATACTTAATCATCTTTGCAACATTGGCAACCTTATTACGAGCAGCAAGTTGGTAAAAGAACTGAAAACCGTTATAGAAGTAGATACTTTCTAAAGCAAAATTGGCAGCAATTGCAATCTTAAAGTTTTCTTGAGTTTTATTATCGATAAACTTCTGATATTGTCCTGCTATAAATTTATTTCTACGTAAGAGCATTGGATTATTTCTCCAATGGTTATAAATATCTTCTCTTTCTATATTTGGGAACAATTCTTGTAATAGATACTGGTATGACTGTGAATGTATCAATTCCTGGAATGCTTGTATCGTGAAAAGTCCACTCACTTCTGGTGCTGTAATGTAATCAGCTATATTAGGAAGATTGCCGACCTGCATACTATCTAATGCAATTAAGAATGACAATGTATTCTTAAAAGCAGACATTTCGTCCTTAGTCAATTCCTTAATTGTCACCTTATCGTCAACCAATGATACCTTCTCTGGAATCCAGAAGTTGTTTACCATTATTTTGTATAACTTAGGTGCCCATTGGTACTTGACACTGTTTAAGTTCATAATACCTGTTGCACTGCCGTTAATTATGTTACGACTCGTCATAGAGTCGTCGCCTAACTCGTCAAAGATCTTCTTTTGTTCTATGTCTGCCATTTTTATTTTATCCTGCACATGATACACAATTCTCTTCGGCTTTAATTACCGAATCAATAGTTGCATTATTCTTAATTGATCTAATATAGTAAATCGCCTTGATACCTTTGCTGTGAGCATAATGAATTGCTTCATATAGTTCAGATGCTTTAAAAGACTCTTTGCGATGGTCAAATATTAACTCCATAGAGCAGCCCGTGTCAATGAATTTTTGCAATTCAGCCACTACGTCGATAATTTCAGTTGCAGAATGTTTAGGGAATGTCTTTCCATACCCTAACGGATTATCCTTTAGGAATTTAGCAACCACAACTAACTTACCGTTCTTATTATCTTCGGAAAAGAATGAATCATAAACAGGTAACACACTTGCACTAGAATCCATATAGATAGATGTACTTGTATTAGGTGCAGGACTTGTTAATTGACTATTTCTTATACCGAATTGATTAATTAAATCCTGCAATGCATCCCAATCATAATTGCCAGAGGCATGTTTCTTAAACTGAGCTATTCTGTTACCATTCTTCCATTCGGAATTCTTATAAGCATCAAAGGTACCAAATCTTTTTGCCAACTCAACACTCTGCATAGCAGCATTATATTCGACACACTCCGAGATTTCACGTATATAATCTAAGTCTCGAAAATTTAAGTATTCCCTAGCCAAATGATCGTGTAATCCCTGCAAACCAATCCCGATTGTTCTATATCTGGCATTATGAGCTTGAGTAATAGCATCGGGTGCATTGGTTAAGTTGATCCCGTAGTCCAAAATCTTACATGCTAGTGAAGAAATCTTACCTAATTCGGCAAAGTTCTTAATATTTCCTAATACAATTGATGCTAAATTACATACATGCCCCATTGAGTCGGGCATAACGTTAGAGAACGATTCTGTACACAAATTAACGTTAGTTATGCCTACATTATTCGGTGTTCCGTCATCATTTACATCTCCCTTATTGGGATTGTACTCATTTATTGTATCAGTAAACGCAATATATGGCAATCCTGTTTCAAATTGAATGCGCATAATCATTTTCATTAGATCACGAGCATTATCAAACTTTCTTGTAATCTTTAACCTTCCATCTTCGGCGGCCTTTTCAATCTTAAGGTATGCTTCTGTAAAGTCCTTACCATAAAGACCCCTAACATCAATCCCGAGCTTCTTTTTAACTTCAAACGGGCAGAATGTTACCCATGGTTCTTTGTTCTTATCTCTCTCCATGAAAATATCAGGAATAGTAACCTGCGGAAATACATCATACGCCTTCAATCTAGGATCACCGTGTTCTGTCTGCATATCAAGAAAATCTTGTATGTCATTATGCCAAACCGGTAATGCAATTGTTCCCGCGCCTGCTCTTTTACCACCCTGGTTGACTGCAACAAGTGTATCATTAAGGATTTTAATCCATTGCACTACTGTACCGGCTGCATTTTCAAATCCATTTACATCAGACCCCTTGGCACGTAGATATCCAAGGAAAATACCAAGGCCTCCCCCATTCTTCGAAATTAAAGCAACTCGTTTAATGTTATCAAAAATACTATCGATATCATCTTCAACCGCAATAATGAAACAAGAAGCAACATTTCCGCCCTTTCTAAAGTTAGATAAGAAAGGGGTGGCAAGTGAAATCTTTCTTAGAGAAAGTGCGTTATAAACTTCCTTAACAAACTTAAGTCTTGTTTCCTCTGGCTCATACTGTCCAAATCTCATTGCATTAACCATATGCATATGTTGATTTAATTCAAACTTACCTAAATACTTTTTCTTGGCAGTAATAAGGCTTGCATAACTATAATCTAGATCTCTATTCATTTTAATCGAAGTGGCCAAATCGTCAATATCGTCATCTGAATAGTATTCGAGTAAAGACTTGCTATAATAACCTTTTTTCACATTGAAATGAACTATTTCTTTAAAAGATTTACCTCTTAGTGGAAAATTAGCCCATTCATCGGCTGCCAATGCCCTTCCTGCAACATTAACCCAATCTGGTGCAGATGCTGTAGCCAATTGGACTGCATGTTGTATTACATTCAGCTGAATATCACGTGTTTTGATTCCAGATTTAAGAAACTGATCTAATTTTGCTTCAAGCTCGAGTGGATTTACATCCTGTCCTTCGGTTGCCATTTGTATAGATTTTTTGATTTTAGAGACATCATATGGTTCCTTTGTTCCGTCTCTTTTTTCTACTATAATTTCTTTAGCTGATGCCATAATGTCTCTCTATGAAAAATATTTTATTTGTTTTTTTGAAAATATTTGTTTAACAACTAAGTCGTCCTTAATATCTTCCCATGAATTAACTTTACCTAGCTCGAAGTTTAAATAAAACATCGAATTAATAACCGGTAGTAGATATACATCTTCACCGTCGTCTATTAGATACAGGCATATATCTTCGATAGACTTATCACTGATTAAAAGTGTATATGCCATTAGTAAACTAATGGAACTTTTACAAAATGTACCATAAAATAAGATTTCCCATGGTGTTGGCCAATCTAATGGATTATAATAATCCAAGGATCGGGCACCATAGGGCATGTTTGCAAAGAATTTCGAGATATGCGACAACTTTATATCTAAATCCATATCTTTTAATTCAGATCTGAGATCCTTCCAGAGGCGAAGGCGCTCATCTCCTGTTAGGTTATTCCAAAACATAAAATTAAATGTTATACCCAGATAAGTGAACTTGTACTAAAAGTCAAATTACCTGTGAAATTATGTATATAAGATATCTGAATATTTGCCCCAACCTTGGCAGCAGAAAAACTAATTGTGCTACTCGATGTTGTATTAACGTCAGTGCTTGACTGTGTTAAGGTAGCCGTAGTTGTTGTGGATGTTATCTGCAATGTTCCATTACTCGAAAAACTAGAGCCGGGTGTATTTGGATTTACAGTCGTTACATCAACTAAGCTATACGAAATTGTATAGTATGGAGTTGCTGTATGCGTTAATCCGGGTATCAATGTATAAGATGTCTGCGGTGTTAATGTTATAAGCAGTGGAGGAGGTGTACCGACACTAACAGTTACTGCGGATCCTACGGCGGTGGCGGTAACACCCGATCCGACAAAATCCATCGATGTTGCTGCGGCAGTTAATAAACTACCTTCATCACTTACAGATAACGATCCACCTCCACCCCCGGCACCTAATTCAATATATTCACCATTTAGGTTACCAATAAAGGTCCTTCTTGTATCAGTACAAAGTGCAATTTCACCGGCCGCTAAAACATTTGGATAGTTTGTGATATTAAAACCCGGAAGACTTCCAAATCCACCTACACCAGTATATCCAGGTGGATATAAATTGTCGAACTGTGCTTGTGTGCCGCGCCTATTCTGTATTCTCGAAATTACTACCGGTGACGTCATTTTCTATCCTTTTTCTCTGTGCTTTATTTAGCTATTATTGCTTATTTAAAAAACTATTTTATAATTTATTACTAGGTGTTTTCTTAATCAGTTTTAGGTATTGATCTAACCTTTCAAGCCAAATTTCTACACAATTATCAAATTCTGCGCCATTAAAATCAAATTCTTGATACTTCCCGTCACGTGTAACTATCATAAGAACGCCGCGACGAATGTCAGTTCCAAACATTTCGTTATGGGCTAATGAATATGCACCTAATTGTGCTCTATAATCATCAATCCATTCGGTATTTTTAAAACTAAGACTATTCTTAAAATCTACAATAGCCGGAGTACCATCTTTCATCAATACAACCAGATCTGTAGTACCTGCGTATAATCCTTGCGAAAATAAAGAGACTTCTGATCCCCATATTTCTCCTATTTTTGAAAGACCATGTTTAACAATAACACCAGCCAATGCTCTTGTCATGTATTGACCTACCATGGGTTTTCCCATAATGTGCAATTCCAGATTATTGTGTATTCCGGTACCTAATGTGCTTGCTTCGTTCTTGATACGATCAGCCTCAGCTTCTCCGACGCGAGATTTCCATTCATCAAGTCCCGATGTATCTTTAGTTTGTGATAAGATGGTCGTTACTGATGGTACGTTTGTACCATCAGGGCATGTGTAATGCCTAAACCCGTTAATTTCTACTCTAGGTAGTGTTATGTAGCTGAATTTTTTATTGATAATCATTAGTTACATAGTAACATAAAGAGTATCGTATGTCAATAACCTACCAGCAAACTTTCCACTGAATTGTGGATCCTGTTGCAGGGTTTGTCTGAATTAATATTGTATAGCCAAGTGCTTTAAAGTACGAAATCACTGCATTAAGTTGAGCTAAAATTGGTTTATTGGTTGTAACACCAGCCCAAACCTGCCAGTAGAGGCCTGGTGTTGTTCCATATGTATTTTCATTAACAACAATGTCAACAACCGCAGGAGATGCAGGCGGATTCGGCAATGCAGCGGTAGGCGGATTTAATACCACACCTGTTGCCGATTGAGTATAGTTTGTACCTGGTGTATTTACTGTAATGGCGCTGACAGCGGTTCCAGTTAAGGTAACTGTACTTGTTGCACCTGTTCCAGGATCAGTAATAACTAGATACGGGGAGAAATTAGCATAACCTGCACCAGTATTTGTGATTATGACTTGTGTAATCACCCCAGATACATTAGTTACAACTGTACACATAAAACCTGTACCTAATGGGTATGGTAATGCTGAATTTAATGTAGAAACAATCTGTACTTCGGCAACACTGTTCTGATATCCGGATCCGGGATTAATAACTGACACGCCTAGGATTTCTCCACCAAGTCCAACTGTAGTAATCTGGAATGTTGCATTAACATATGCCGGATTTGGTGCAACTGCTCTTGTTGCAGAAACTATATCATCTGTTGTGTATCCGGTGCCCGGCGAAACAATATTAACACCAATAATCTGCCCAGAGGCGTTAACCAACGGTTCGAGATCAGCACCTGTGCCTGCTAATGTCGAAACAGATAAGGTGGCAGGTACAGGACTATAACCAGTACCACCGGAGGTTATTGCAATTGATAAAATGTTTCCACCGTTTGTTGTTAGTGTACCCGTTGCGCCTGCACCCGAACCACCTAAAGGTGAAATAAATTTAACTGCCGGTCGATCAATAAAGTATCCCGAACCGCCCGATGTTACATTTACGGCAGAAACACCTGTGACAAATGTCATTGGTGTGTTACCAGCAATGATAGTACACATTTGGCCGCCACCTACTTGACACTGGCTGGACGCAGCCAATATAGCTTGTTGTATTTTACAGATTTCTTCCCATATCACAACATTATTTGTTGCGAATTGCTGCATAGTTGCAGCCGAAGGGAAACCTGAACTTGGTGAGCAGCAATCAGACATTGTTTTATCCTAAATTTTCGTGGCCTTTTGTGCCATGTCGCCGACTCTAGCGGCGCTGTCCTGTGTTGCACCCATTTCTGCATTCTCCGGCCCTGTTAATGTTATATTTTCTGGAGTAGAACTCATGATATTTGGATTATCCTGAAGCAAAGACATCAAACTATTCGCATCAACAGAATAACCCATATTCTGTAACTGTGTAACAAGTGCTTGAGTCTGTATATTCTGAGCGCCGTTTCCCTTAGCACCTATTAATAGGTTATTAAGATCTGAATCAAGGCTCTGATTATAATCCTCATCTAAAATTTCTCTTGCTCTCATTATCTCTTCTGAGCTTCTTTTAACTTCTTTGCCTTAGCAACAATCTTCTGCATTTCAGCAATCTTTCTCTTTAGTTGTTGAGCAGATTCTGTCTTCATTGAACGACCAAGTGGCTCTTCTTCTTCAGCACCACCAAATTCGTCTCCCATTTTATCACCGCCTGCAAGATCGTCACCAATGTTGTCTAAATCAAGCTCTGAATCCATGGATAACTCTTCGCCTCCTGCATTTGGACCCATTGACATGTCTTTATCCATATCAACCTGAGCTGTGACTTGACCTGTCGAAGCCATATTGGCAACCGCATCATCGACTTGATTCTTAGCTGTATAAAGGGAATCCATAACACCTTGAAGAGCACCATAGATTTGTGTCTGGAATGCTGATGCAGATTCCATACCGTATGTTTCGCGCATTTGATCTGTCACAGGTGGAAGATCTTCGTTCTGTAGACGACCAATCTTTTCAACCATTTCCTGTAATTCTTGTGCAAAACCCTTGGCAGCCATCATAACTTCTGCCTGGCTTACTTCTGTTTCAAGAAGAGCACGTAGATGTTTAACTAAATTCTTATTTTCTCTCATATTTGTTCCTTCCAATTCACCCTCGTGTACTACACCTTTTCTTCTTGCTGCCGCATTTGCAGCAAATGGATCTTGCACCATTCTACCAAATTTATCACGCACTGTAGAAATTTTTTCATCCTGAGTAGGTGTTGCAGGAGTCTTGAATCCCAATTTCCCTAATGTCCTCTGTTGAACAACATCTAGGTCTAAGGGAGCATGTCCACTGTGGGCATTATCTCTCTTACCAATATTATCCCATACTGAATCTTCATCTGTTACTGATTCTTCGGCTGTGACAAAACCATTTGCCTGAGCTCTTTGGTTCAACATGGCAGCCATTCTCATAATCTTCTTTTTAAGTTCTGGATCTTTCGACGCGGCTGGACTCATTTGTATTTGCTGAAGCCTCTTCTTCTTGGCCATGTAATCTTCTTTAGACATTAAGGCGTTTGGTTCGAAATCTTCAGATAAGTCAATTTCATCTGTTTCCATATCTTGTTCTTCTTCGAACATCGATTCTGCAGTATTTGAGCTTAGTCTAGGTAATGCTAACTGCCTAACCTTGTTTTCAATCATATCATCTGGGAAACGAAATGGGCTCGAACGATAAATCTTCATTGCATCCCTAACTGCTTCTTCAAAATCATCCATGCTCGTGCCAGCGTGGTGGAATGTATCAACAACAAAGTTAACCATTCCGTTAACTACGGAATCAAGCTTAGGAGATTGCACCGGACCAAGCATGGCATATTCTTTTAATTGCTTTAGCCCTTCTAAAACAAGAAGCCTTTTAGAAATTTCAGGTGAATGCTTTGCATCATCGCCCTTTATTTTTAGATCAGTAATCTCATTCTGGATATTTTCCGAAATAATATCTAGCTCATCTACCTCGACATTCTCAGAAAGTTTAAATCCATAGTTTGATTCAAGATGCTGATTGATTTTCTTAAGCGTGGTATTTGGTATACTACCAATATCGTTCAAAAGCATATAAATCGTTCCTATAAAGTTTTATTTTTAGTATTTATCATTCTACGTAACTATTTTACTCTTTTGAAAATTGATAGACTATCCCTGATCTTCTTTGCTCTTATCTCGGAGATCTGAAATTTGTCTTCAAGAATGGCCATAGAATCGTAGTCTTTGCGCTTTTTTGCACCTTTAAAGCAATGAAGGTAGTGAACCATGTCTGTATGATGTTTCGAATATGTATTCTCAAGTGTTAATACCTTCTTAACAATACCAAACTCACCCGAAGAATGTCTCTGAGCAATAATGGTAGCAACATCAAATACTATTATATCGGAATACAATTTTTTCTTGTCAAGAGTTAATACATCATACAATCCATTCTTGTTTTTTTCAACAATAGTGTTACCCACCCATGTCCTTTTACCTGTTTCGGGTATAGGGTATGCTCTGTCAATAGATAATCTGGCTGCACGGTCGGTAGCCTTATCTAACTTCTCAAGTAATTTGGATCTTTTCATTGTCTCTTAAACCCGTTGTTTATCCTTGAAGCTGTTTTCTTACCACAAGCGGCTAAATCAGCTGATAACTTACCAGAAGCCTGATTAGGCTTTGTATCACCCACTACAGTCTTGGCTGCTGACCTTGGTTTATATTCAACTGGCGGCGGAGATTCTTCAACTGGTTGCCTTCTTTTTACATTTCCCATGGCAACAGGTGCAACTGCAATAGACCCGGCTCCGGTTGCGCCAGCAGAACAATTTTCGGAAATTCCAGAAAGAACCTTTAGTCTTTCTAATTCTGCGGATTCTTCCATTTGCCCAAGTTGATTCATAGAAATTCCATCAATCTTCTTATCGATCCCGGGCTGTGGTTTGGCATCATTTGCCATAAACGGTTCAAGGTCATCGTTACTATGCCATTCTTCTTGCCCTGTTACCGGATTTTTAACCTTTACTCCATTGGCAGATTGATCAACTTGTGTAATTTCACCGGGCACTGGTAAACCATTTGTACCACGAAGCCCAACAGTCATACCTTGTTCTGGCCGAGCACCTTTGCCGGGCCAAAGTGATTTTATATTTGTGGATGGACTAGATGCGGGCGGTGGTGTATTTGATGGACCAGATGGGCCAATTTTTTGCCCTGAAGGCGGTGTTATGTTAGCACCTGCTTCTACAATTTTAACGTAATCACTTAATTTCATACAGAATCCACCCTTGAAAATGCAATATTCTTTGCCCAGCCACTAGGACTTCCTGTTACTGTGGTTAAACGAACACCACTGGCTATTATAACTCCATCTAAATCGTCAATAAGCAACCCAACTGGACCCGGTGTTCCATAAGGAGTAAAATTATAGAACTGAACTCCACGTTCGACTGCAAACTTCCACATAAATCCTTCTCCAGATAGTTCAAGAGTATGCAAGGATAAATCTAAAACAGGTGTAGGGTCGGCTAGAACAACAGGTGTAGCCCGCATTCCTATGCTCATTAATAGTATTTCAAAATTTTTCTGACTCTGATCAAAGATCTGATTTGTTACCTCAATGTTGACTAACCTTGTTAGTTCTTCAGCAGGTGGCGGATTAGGATTAGGGTCGGTAAATGCACCAGGAGAAGATGCATAGCAGACATAGTATTGCAAATCTGCTGTCAGATTTTGCATTGCTGATGCTGTCCCGTGAATTTTAAGTGTCATTATTAATCCTTTACAATATTTACCTGGGTTTTATTAATTTACAGATCCAATCTGAAGATGCCAGGTATTAATACCATCGAAAACAAATATTGTTTGATTAGCTGCATCCATTTCTATCGAAGTTGTATTTCCTAACTGAGTTGCAATTGTGTCGGGTGCAGCATCAATATTAACAAATACAACAACCTGGGGATTAGTAGCAGGCTTGGCAATAGTTATAGATGAGCCGGCTGGCAAAACACCTGTCGCAGGTGGTAAAGTTACCGTGCCTGCTGCTGTTACAAAGTATTTAAACCCACTAGTAAGTGGTGCACCTGGGAGTATAGGTAGATAATCTGTAGAACCTGCAGCAGGTGGTACAAATATTAATCCATCTTCGGTCGGATTTACAACAACGTTCCAATTTGCTGCACCTGCATACGAATCCGGTGTATCGGTTAATTCTAGGAAACTCGTTGCTCCGCCACCGGCACCCCATATGTATGGAACCTGTTCAACTGTACAAACAGAACAATCTACATGATCAACACCGACATCACTGCCTAGTGATCTTACCATTGCGGTCAATGTAATATCGTTCCAAATAGATCTGTCAGCTTCTAAAGCAAAAGATATATTATCCTTATTTGGATTCATAATGTTAATGTATGCACCAGCTTCGATTTTATTAAAGATTATTTCTGCGGCGGAAAAAGGTACAGGTTGTCCAAACGAATTTATTGCTCCGCTGAAATCAGCGCCCGATAATAGGTAGTGCGACAAGGATCCAGTTAGCATCTGGTCATTAAACACACCACCATGAATTCTTACTGGCATAGAGAAATTCCTAATATTTTATGTATTTATCAAGAAAAGTAAAAGTTAAGAATCTGCGGCCAAAAAGAAAGTGCCACAAGGGCACTTTCTTTTTCATCTAGAACTTAGGCCAAAGCAAAAGGTACTTCAGTAACTGTAACCGAAGCAAAAGAAGCGGTAGCTGTCACAGGTGTTAATGTCTGGTTTACAGAGCCTACCGTAATATAAACAGTTGCGCTTGGAAGTGCTCTAACTGCCGCTTGCATGGCTGGCGCTGCTGCGGTCATATCTTCCGGACCAGGTGCCGATGTGTAGTTAGGTACATCAGACCCCCATCCAAATGCAGTTGCAGAACATGCAAAATGAATTTCGGTTGTAGATCCGTAGAGAGCTGGACGGCAAGAAATAATAGTGATATCACATTGTTTTGCAATTTCACGTAATGCTATTTCTGCTGCACTGTTTGGAACTGGCTGATTGTTACCAACGGTAAAGTAAGATGTTACTGGTGTTGTTCCGCCTGTCGTTGACACAGGAAGATTAACAGTACCATTTGAAACAGTCCAGGCAAAAGGACCGGTCATTTTAAAGTATCTTAGACCGCCTGTTAGGGTTTGGTGATTTATAATACCACCGTTTACACGAAATGTCATATTGAGACTCCTTCAATTTTATTTATTTATCATTATTCTTCCATAACCAAACATCATTTCCGCAGTCCCAAATTCTATCATAGCCGTTATCTTGCATATTCTCCCATTCGGTTCTGTCTTTATTAAATATAGGTAATAATTTTTCTAATTTGTGTTTTTGATATTTTAAACGATTATTAAAAATTATATAATCCCTTGTATAAGAATAAGATGGTTGCGAAGAATGAGAATATATAAATCCTAAATTTCTATAAAGGGACCCAGTAAACTTATCTTTATGAGAATAGGAAATAATGCTAGTAGGATTACTATATTTCTTAAAATTAGAAAAAATTTTGGAGGCTCCACCGACGACAGAAATATTCAATTTATTTGCAAATCTTAATAATTCAAATTCATATTTAGAATACCGTGGCTTCCCGAAAGACATTAACGACACCAATATATTATTGTGATACAGTCCATAACATATATTTGACGGAATATATCCTTGTATATGATTTGAATTTAAGAATTCTTGTTCTACATTGGCCGGTATAATACTAATAATACAATTTCTTGCATATATTCTTTCTAATTTACCCAATTTTGAGAGAATTATTGATTTCACAATATTAGATTTGGTTTCCCATTCGTCTTCTCTTATGTGTAATAACTCTATATTCTTTTCTTTAGATATTAATGTCTTATCTAAATGATAATTTTTATTCTTTCCCTGCAATTCCGAATGCCAATACGACCCGTTGCATTCTATGCCCAGGTTTGCTGATTTAATGAAAATATCAATTTCATAAGGTGAAATAATCGACCTTGAGTTTAAAATTAAATCTATATTGTGTTCTTTCAAAAAATGTATTATTTGCGCCTCAAAGGTAGAATTTTTTACTGTGTAAATTCCGTGATCAACCAATCTCAATTTAACTGTTCTTATAGTTACGCCTAGAATCTCTGATATCCTAGTTATAGAATTTGTTGAAAACAACTTCTCCATTTCATCTCTAGAATCCAATATATATAACGACTCCTGGCTTATGTGTTTTTGAGATGGATTTAATACACCATATTTTTCTAAATTCGTTTTTTTAATTTTATCCTTGACAACAGGCAACGATAGTACACATTCCACATTATACCTATCTAAATTTGTATGTTTTATCTTATCCCTAATGGACTCAGTAAGCATGGGGTGACCGTTGTATCTTTCGTCAAATGTTAACTTTGTTTTCTGCTTTACAGAATCTAATTGAGAAACATTCTCCACACCATACCGCTTAAGATTTGATTTCTTAATTTCTTCATTGACACCTAGCTTCTTACATTCCGAAGAGCAATATATTGAATATTTTCCCTTCTTTGTAATATAGGTTGCATTGAAACAACCCTTTCTTCCGCATATACCACTACCCATGAAGTCAGAAGATCTATTATTAATTCTTGATATTACCGAATTCTTATGACTACATGTCACTTTACAAATTTCAGAACAATACGCCTTATATAGATTACCACGTGTTCTTAATTCTGTATCGTTATTGCATTCCGGATTTTTGCACTTCATAATTTTCCCAAAATAAAAGGTGCATTCGCACCTTTTATTTTTATAGTGCCTTTGCGACACATATTTACCAGAATTACACTGGGGCTGGGTAATATCCGGCTGTACCAGTTGGGCTGTTTGTTGGTGTAGCACCGGATGTTGCTCCAGGGCCAAGTGCCAATGCGCCATTAGCAAGTGTACCAACAGTCATCTTACCATCGAATGTAGCAAATTCAAGCTTGAATGTAACTGCTGCTGGACGAACTGTTACAAGAGCACCAAGAACGTTTGTTGGGGCAGCACCAGCTACTGTAACAACGCCTTGTGCGGATGGAACTGGAAGACCGGTAGCAATTAAGCCAGCGGAATCAGAGAACCAACCTTCTGCATTGCCAAGCAATACATCGATACTGAAAGCTGTAGCATCATACTTACTGACTGCAATAACAGTTGCCTGTGTTTGCAATGTCTTCAAAGCCTGAACTACGCAGCTTTCGACTACGCCGAAAACTGAGCTAGCTTGTGTACCAGCACCAACTGCTGTTGTTGTTCCAAGAACATAAAGGTCACCTGCTACAAGAGCGCTGATGTCCTTGCTGAATGTGATCTTAGCAAAGGCTGTCTTCTTTTCGACCCAAACGCCTGCGTAAGCTGCACCATTAATTTTTGTTGTCATAATCTATCTCCTTAATTTGTGATAAGCGAAAAACACTTATTCATAACTTTATTTATCATTTGGACGTTTTTTTGGACTGATCTTATGTAATTACTTATCTATAAGATCACCAATATTGATATTGATCGACCCAAGCAAATCATCGTAGTGTTTACGAGACTTCATTCCCTTTTTCCAAGATTGAATAATTTGGTTTTTTATCCTTGTCACATTTATGTTGTTCTTTGCGTCAGTTTTGAGGCGACGTAGAAGCCTTAGATATTGATCAGATTTCAATACATCGTTAAGTGATACTAGTTCGTCGAGTCTCATACTACTTCCTATTTCTTCCCAGGTATTTATATTCTTCTGCCTTTAGAAGTGCAGGAAGTGCTTTACGCTCCTCACCTATAATCTGTGTGAATATAAATCTAACATCTTCAATAAGTGCTTTACCTTCGAAATCAACAGATTCTTTAAATCCAAACTCCGATTGCATAAACTTAATCAGTTCCTGATCTATTCCAGACTTTTTGGCATATTCGGCTATCTTCAAGATAGCATCACTAGCTTCGGGCACATTGGGTTCACCGGATTTGTTCTTCCCGAAAGTAGTGGTAAAGACCTTATTAATTTCTTTCTG